ATCAACCATCTCGGCTTGGCGAGATACAGAAAAGCGGTCCTGTAGGGTTTGGATTCTGTTGCCCAAACGAGCGCGAGAATTGACCAAGTCGCTCATGTCGCTAAGTGAATAATCAACGCCATCAATTTGCCCTGAAATGGAGGGGTCAGCGAGGCTATCTACTAACCATTCGTTTAGGGTCGCTTTAGGAGCGGCGGATTGTGGGAGGAAACTGAAAAGCGGAGTCTCTGTAGGCTCCACAGTTTTCAGAAGTGATTCTAAGTTTTCTCTAGCGCCTTGAACGCTAGTTACATTATAGGATGTTGCTAAGGACATTTTGGTATAAGATTTTGAATTTTAATAATAAAGTTTAGTCGCTAAGAAAGGCGGCTAGATCGGTTACCGAGAGATTGCCTTGGCGCTTGATTTGATCTTTCTGTTTCTGTTTCCGAGTATTGGCATTTTCCACCGGTGGTGAGGCATTGCCTCCATCGGTAGGTGGTGGACTCTTGGGCTTGATCGCTTTCTTTTTAGGTGCGGTCTTGGCCTTTTGGTCCGACTTGATTGCTTCAATCCCTCGAACGAGAGTTGCGGCTATAAAGTCTCCATTGGGAAGATTTTCCAGGACATGGCCGTATTGGCTTTTAAGTCCTCCGAATAATTCTTTCCGAGCTTCTGCTGATTCATCGTCCTGATTTAACCAGGGATGCGTAGCTATGGTATCCTGTTGCCATTGTGATTTTTCCTGTAAGTAGTTCTGCCTAGCTGGAATCTTTTCAGTAAGGTACTCGTCTGCTTGGGTGAGGATATTTCGGATGTCATCATCGCTATACTCCTTGCCGTCAACTTCGACATAGTCTTTTCCGATATTCTGTAGGGCGAACTTCTTGGCGGCTTGGGCTTCCTTTTGTAACTTTTTTAAGTCTTCAAAGTTCTGAACATTTTCCAGTTCAGGTTGGCCGGTTGCTTGCTCAGTAGGTTGGCTATTGGACTTGAGTGATTCGATCTCGGCTTTAAGTGCATTTGCATTTTCTTCGGCAGACTTAGCTCGGGCAGTTAGTTTATTAACTTGCTTGAGTAGTTTGCCGACAGCTTTGGGAGGTTCTTCTTCAGACTCCTCCTCTTCCTCGATCTCTTCATCCTCTTGCTCGGTTTCTTCTTCGGTATCTTCTTCCTCTTCGGAAATAGACTGGGAAAGAACATCTTCTTCTTCCGATGCTTCTGCTTGCTTGGAACTCTCGGGAGTTTCCACGCTTGCCTCATCGTCAGATGCCTTCTGATCACTTTCCACTTGGTCGACAAAGGATGCCGCCAAATCTTCCATGCTCATTGGGCTTTGCGCTTGATTGTCTTCTGCTCCCGTGGATTCAGCCGGAGCCTCGCTAATAACTGTTTCTGCCATAATTTCTCTGCGTTTGAAGAGTTCGCACTCTCTTGTATTGATCTGCGCAGTAAATACACTCCGCCAATGACAATTATATCAGATAGAAATTAGAATTATTCAGGAAATTTTAAATGCGTTCCAATTGTCCTGAAACCTTTCATATTTGGCTTTTGATTTATTATTATGAGGATACAAACTTATACGAATAGCGTTATCCAAATCCATGCATGGTATGATGTACCATTTGTTAAAGGGTTGTACATAAGCCGCCAAGGTATCGACCTTTGTGCAGTCTATGGTTTCTTTTACCTTCTTGCCTGATGCCGAGGTAATCATGTATCGGCCAAGTCCTTTCCCCCTTGTGTCATGCAATAAAGTAGATGTGCCTTTTATCTGTACTCGAAAGGTTCGACCTGCCGAGTTCATAACAATACAATCCTGTGGCAAATAGTCGCCAAGGGGAGTGAAAACTTCTAAGCCATTCTTTAGGGCATCGAAAAAAAACTGCTGTTCGTATAAGCTACCCGCCCTCTTCATCCTCCAGGTCGATTTCACTCTCGAACTCTAGAACATCTTCACCCAACCACTCGTTAATATCGACCATCGCTATATTCGCCATTTCCATATCATCGATGTCTGACTCCTCAAGCCATCGATTTAATAATGCACGATGTTCGTTCTTAAACTGCTGATGGGGGGTCTGGGTCATCTTCCTCATTTTCAATGCAACTTATTAGCCTACTTAGCCCAGCAATCTCACCCGACAGACGGGCAAGTTTTTGTGGATTGTCCACATGGGTATAATCCTGAAAGTCTACTAAACAGGAGTCCCTCTGTTCCCTGATGAATTTCTTGACGAATTTCCATTCTGTTTGGTCGTTAAGACCGGCAATAGCATCGGATAAAGTCATGCTTTTTTCTTCTTCTTGGTTTGCGAGGCTTTGATCGCTTTTGCCGTTGGATAGTTTTTACTACCAGGCTTATTCATCCGCTCGCCCGAGCCTGACTTAATGCGTTTCTTTTTAGCGGCGATATTCGCCCATAGTCCTGGTTTCTTTTTATTCATTACCACTTTACTTTGTTTGCCCAGTAGGCCGCAGATGTTTTACCCCTCGCAATATTCTTAGCGTGTCTGCTTTTAAAATTTGAACGCTTCTGTTTCATAGCCTGACTCTCACCTTTCTTAGGTTTGCCAGCAGTCTTTGCACCTTGCTCACCAAATCTAATCATTTTATTTTTATCCCCATCCTTAACTAAAACCACATGGGATTTAGTCGGGTGACTAGGAGTTCGTTTTGGTTTTGAATATCCGGCAAAGGTTACTCCACGATAATTAATACTCATTACATTGAACTTGCTGGTACATTTCCAGGTGCGGTCCCTAGTTGACCAATTAGTGCGTTCCTTTGTTGGGCTTGCTGTTGCTCAAGCTGACCAGCATATGTCTGTAGCCTCTTGGCAAAATTCTCATCTTCCTGCATCTTCTGCTGAATATCATTTGCTGGAATTTCTTCCGTTCCTTGCAAATAAGTCTGCATGAATTGTAAGCGAAGTTGAGCATTTGCACCCTGTGGAGCATTGACTACCTGACCGCTAAAGATTTTAGCAAGGTCAGCAGATGTTTCCTTAATCTCTTTATCTGTTGCCTCTTCGGCAGGTGCGATTAATTGACCGGCAAGGTTTGGATCGATTGCTTCTAAAAATTTGCGGAGATACACATCTGTCCTAAACGATCCCTGTCTATCGTATTGGGCCATAACCTTACCTACTGTGTCCAACTTCTGTAGAACCTTTTCCTCGTCTTGGTTCATGCTGTTCCAAGTAATATTAAAATCATACAACTCGGCAGTTTCATCCAGGATAAGCTGTGCGCCTTGCTCGTTATTGGTAACCCGAAACCAAACCATTGGTCCCGAATAAGTACGATCCAAGCACCATACACGCTTTAAAACCTCCTTCCATCCACTCAGCCAACAATTAACCAGGTGCTGTTTTAACGCATTTGCTTCAACCGCATCTTCAGGACCAGTCGCCCGACCGGTTATGCGATTGCATAGTTGACGAATTTCCATCTCCACCTGGGTCGATGCTGGTGAATACCTTGGCGTATCCATCCATCCGACTTCATCCCTCCTTCTCACAGGAATCTGTGCGCCTGGACCGATCCGTTCGGGTCTGCGGCCTAGGCTGTAAAGAAATGGAGGCATTGTAGTCATCGATGTTGCGTCTCGCCGCGAGTCCATTTCTGTTTTAACGGCCACTTGATAACTCTTCAACAATTCAGGGTATCCCCGAGAGTCCAATAACCGATGGTTTAAATGCTCTCGCGTGATACATACGAATGGATACCGCCCCTCATCATAACCGACAGGTTCATGAAAGCCCGCATCTTCCATTTCTTCAGTCCAACAGGTTTTAATAACGATTGGGCAATCATCCTCATCCAATTCCTTGCGATAAGTCGTTACTACTCGGATTAACCCCTCATAACTCTGAGTAGAATAATCATTTCCATAGTTAAAATTACTATAAGATTCCTCCTCAAAGAAGTCTTTTGCCTTTTCGATAGCTCCATCTATCCACTTGGCGTCCCAACCCTCATTTACCTTCTGCTTTAACGCTTCAGGAGTATAATAATGGATGCAATGGATAGAACGGGCAGACTCTAAATCGATCACATTGCTATCCACGATCAATTCACGCCCAAGCTCATAAGCTTTTACTGCCGGACGATTTACCACCATCTTTTCAGTAGGTATTTCTGTCTCACCAGTCTTGCGAAGTTCATTAAGCATCCTTTTGACCCGTCTCTTCTTTAACTTTGGGAACATAGGATAGAACATTTCCTCGACTCCCTCCTTCATCTCAGGGTCCTGAATAGCCATTGCTAATTCAGGTGCTTGCTCGGCAATCTGTTCCAAACTTAATGGTTCAAACTTACGAGTCTTCTCCTGTTTCCAGTAAGTGCCAAAGAAAGTCAGTCCATTCTGTAATAAATAGTTAGCCCCGATGGCTGATTCTCTCATCAGTTCATCCATCGTTCCCATTCGCCACTTCAAAAACTCACTCACCAACTTGGCCGATGCTATATCACCACTCTCCACAGGCGCGGCTACCAGGTTAGCCTGTGTGAGGGCCTGCGTGAGAGTCGCCACATCCCCATCGATTAAGGGATTTATAACATTGGGGTCGAGGTCACTTGCGCCATTAAAAGGAAAAGCTTCAGGTCCACTCTTCTTGCCGTCACCTGTTTTTCCTGCCCACTCGTTAAAGCGAACCTCCCGAGCATCCTCTGCTTTATCCATCCATGATGATAAATTTGCTTTTGCCCGTTCAAACTCATGCTTTAATTCATCAACATCGGGCTTTTCTTCGTATAATTGTACTTCGTTTTCCATTTTTCTAAACTTACTAGTTTAACATTTTATTTCTTAATTTATCCAAGGCCTGTTGCTCGATCCGTTGGAGCGATGTAAATCCTATCCCCACAAATTCCGAAATCTCCTGTAGGGTTAAGGGTTCAGGCTCAATACCTGCCTCCAAAGATTTAATCCCCTTCTCAATAACCATCTCACGGAGCATCATATCGATCCTCCGATCCTTATCTTCCGATGTCTCACACCAGTCGGTACAACTCTTCATTGCCTTCCACCTTCTTGACCAAAACCATGCTGTTAGGACGGTGATTATCCTGTGGTCTCTTGACGCAAATCCCTACACCCTCACGATCCTTAAAGAATATACGCATCAAACGAGGATTGGGGACTGGTCCAAGCACCTTAGCCTCTTCATATTTAGGCAATTCAGGCACAACCTCCTCTCTGGGTTTCAGGGGAGGCTCAGGGGGCTTTGCATCCTCCTTGTACACCTTCTGTACTGTTGCCCGACTAAAGCCCACAAGCTTTGATACCTCCGGCCATGTGTTTCCCTCCTCCCGAAGCCTGATAATTTCTTTACGATGTCTAGGCATCACTTTTTTAGATTTCATAATTTAATAACTACCCCCGCCTGAAGGTAAAAAACTCTCCTCATCGTGGTACTCGAAATTACCGATGGAAAAATACCTGGCACAGTCCACGAAATCTTTAGGGGCAGACTTTAAATCCCCAGGTACATATGCCTGCATACAGCTAATCAAATTCTGACATTCATCAGAGAACATCAATCTTGGCTTATTATTTAAATCCATTGGCTTTTCCCGATCCCATGCCAGTAAATTATTGATTGCCTGTAAGCCTGTCTCGATGTCAAGGGCCTCGGCAGGTTCGACAATTATATCCTCATCAGCTAAGTCATCTATAATATTAGAAGATCCTTCCGACTTCTGATAACTTGCCGCCCCTAAACGAGGGTCGATAATCCGTACAACCTCATTATCCCCACATATCTTTTCCATCCTCCTAATCTCATCCGCATAATCCTTCAACCCGTACCCATTCGGTTGGGCGGCCTCGCCGGCAGACAGTTTATCCTTAGTCAGATCAATCCATCCTCCCCATGTGTCAAAATCAGGGAACTCTTTAACCGCCCAGGCGACTCCATGTGCGTCAATCGCAAATAATACCATCGTCCAAGGCTTTGCTCCCGCTGGGTCAATGCTCAGAACGAAGTTTGCATTCTTAAAATCGGGCAACTTTTCAGCCTGTACAAAGTTTTTATCCGTAAGATTAGGAAATATTGCCCGACTCTGACGAACAGGCACTCCATATGCCCGACAAAGAATAGTCTCCCTCTTCTCACCTTCCAATTGATTCTTCATTGCCTCCCATCCGCCAAAGGGGTTGGCCTCTGTATGAAAATACACCACCGAGCTGGCTTTGCGGATGGGCTGTTGAACGAGGGGGACCTCTTCACCGTCCAAAAGGTCAGCTTTTGCCGATTCAACTGTCCTGGCTCCTGTGAGCATCGATTTTACTACCGAGTTCCAGCCGTCTACTGCGGTGAAGGAAATTAATCCACTTGCCGGTCGAACTACTCCATCATGTGGGCTCTCATGCGATCTTGTTACG